AATTATAGATTTATTAAAATATGATACTCGTTCATTAGCTCAATTATCACGAGAACTTGACATTAGTTTAAATATATTGTATGATATAAATAGATGTAGAACTTGGAAACATTTACATAATTACAAAAAGAATGTGCGAAACGAGGCGCGAAAGGAAGTGATGCCTGTATGAAGACTACTTACCCCGGAAGTCTTCATAATTAGAGAATCATACTGATTACTCTAATGAAACCTTACGAGATTGTATTAATAAAGTAAATTCTCTAATTGATACAGCGATTGAACTAGGCCATGAATGTGTTGCAATCACAGACCATGAAACTATTTCAAGTTATATTAAGGCAGAAAAATATTATAATAAAATCAAGGAAAAAAATTCACATTTCAAATTAATTCGCGGCAATGAAATTTACCTAACGCGGAATGATCTAAATGCGACAAATTATGATAAGAATAAAGATAGGTATTTCCACTTTATTCTTCTTTGTCGTGATTTAGAAGGTTATCATCAAATTTGTGAATTATCCACCCGCGCGTGGAAGCGTTCATACGTTAGCCGCAGGTTAAGGCGTCGCCCAACATATTATAGAGATTTAAAAGAAATTGTGAAGCCTAATCAAGGACATTTAATTGCATCATCTGCATGTTTAGGTTCTCAATTAGATAAATTTCTTTTAAGATATATGGACACCAAGGATGAAGAATATTATGAAACAGCAAAAAACTGGTGTCAATATATTGTAGATATATTTGGAGAAGGCAACTTTTATTTAGAAATGCAACCTTCTCATAACATTGAGCAGATTTTTGTAAATAAGCATTTATTAAAGATAAGTAAGGAGTTAGGTATTCCTTATATCATTACAACCGATAGCCATTATCTGCGGCCGGAAGATTCATTTATTCATGAATCATTTCTTAACGCACAAGATGGTGAACGAGAAGTAAAAAGTTTCTATGAAACAACTTATATGATGAAGGATGAAGAAATAAGGTCATTCTTCAAGTATTTAAGTGATGAACAAATTGAAGCGGCATATAACTCAATTCGTGAAATTGTAAATAAGTGTGAAGATTTTAGTATTTTAAAGCCGCTAGAAATTCCTAATCTTCCTTGGCGTGATTATAAAGACCCCGGAGATGAACGAATTTTATGGGGTATTAAACAAATGCCAGCGCTTGAAAAATTTGTATATTCTAAATATGGTGCTGATAATATTTTATCATATGCAATATTAGATGGAATTGAACGGCATACAGATTTACAAAATGAACGAGCATATCAAGCATTAAATGAATGTCTAGAAATGACTTGGCAATCAAGTGAAGTCAACAACGCACGATGGTCGGCATATTTCCTTAATCTTCAAAAGATTATTGATGAATGTTGGAACGCTGGAACATTAGTTATGCCTGCGCGTGGTTCTGGCGCAGGATTTCTTCTTCTATATGCATTAGATATTATTCAAATTAATGCGTTAAGAGAAAAGACAACAATGTATCCTTGGCGTTTCTTAAATCCTGCTCGTGTTTCAGTTCTTGATATTGACGTTGATATTTCTGGTATTAAGCGCGCACAAGTATTAGAACATTTAAGAAACTTCTATGGTGAGAATAGAGTATCTAATGTTGCGACATTTAAATTGGAAAAGTCAAAGAGCGCAATTTTAACTGCGTGCCGCGGATTAGGAATTGATGTTGATGACGCACAATATATTTCTTCATTAATCACAGTAGAACGTGGCGCAGCATATACATTAAAACAAATGTATTATGGTGATGAAGAAAATGGAATTAAACCGAATTTAACATTTATTGAAGAAATTAATAAATATGATAAATTATGGGAAGTAGCAAGTAAAATTGAAGGTCTTATCTGTGGATATGGTATTCACGCGGGTGGCGTAGTATTTAAAGACAAAGACTTTACAGAATCTTCTGCTCTTATGCGCGCGCCTGATGGAACAATAATCACACAGTTTGAGCTGCATGATTTAGAGGATGTATCAGAAATTAAAATGGACTTACTTTCTGTTGAATCCGCGGATAAAATTCAAACTTGTTTAGAACTTCTTATAAAAGATGGATATATTGAAGAAAAGCCAACTTTGCGCGAAACATATGAAAGTATATTAAATGTATATTTACTTGAACGCGAAAGTCCAGAAATGTGGAGTATGGTTAATAATCATAAGATTATTAGTCTGTTTCAAATGGAGCAAGCAAGTGGTATTCGCGGAATTTCATTAACTCATCCACAATCAGTTGACGATTTAGCGACTTTAAACTCGGTTATCAGACTTATGGCCGCGGAAAAAGGCGCGGAATCTCCACTAGATAAATATACTCGTTTTCGTAATAATCCTTGGATGTGGGATGAAGAAATGAAACAGTATGGCTTAAATAGTGAGCAGCGTAAACTTCTACATGAACAATTAGATATATCAAATGGGTTATCCATCACGCAAGAGCAATTTATGAAATTAGTTCAACTACCAGAATGTGGTGGATGGGACCTACAATTCGCAGATAAACTTCGTAAGTCTATTGCAAAGAAAAATCCTGCGGAATATGAAGCATTAACTGCAAAATTCTTTGATGGAATTAAAGAAAAAGGTTGCGATGAACGTTTTTGTCATTATGTATGGGATGTTCAAATCGCATTAAGTCGTGGATATGGATTTAATGCTTCACATACATTAGCATATTCAATTATCGCGCTTCAAGAGATGAATTTAGCATATAAGTATCCGATTGTATACTGGAACACAGCAAATCTAATTGTAGATAGCGGCGGAGTTCAAACTAATGATGAAGATGAAGATGAAATTGAAGCTATTCTACAAGAAAATAGTATTGAATTTATGAATACACAAGAAGCGCTAGATGAATCAGAAGAAGAATGGGAAGAAGCAAATGAAGATACTCCGATTTCTACAGAAGATAAGAAAAAGAAAAAAGAGAAGGTTGTAGATTATGGGCGTATCGCGGCAATCATTGGTAAAATGGGTAACTATGGAATTAAAGTTTCACCGCCTGATATTAATCAATCTTCATTCACTTTTACACCCGTGGCAAAAGATAATTCTATTCTTTATGGGCTGCGTGGAATCACTCGTATTTCCACAGATAAGATTAATGAAATTATGGCTATGCGACCATATGAGTCTATGAAAGATTTTCTAATGAAAATTAGAACTAATAAACTTCAAATGATTAATCTTATTAAATCAGGAGCATTTGATAATATAGAACATAAATCACGCGAAGAAATCATGGCTTCTTATATTGATTCTATCGCAGATAAAAAACAAAGATTAACATTACAAAATATGGCAATGTTAATAGAAAAGAATTTAATACCGGAAGATTATCAATTCTATAAAAAACTTTATCTGTTCAATAAACATCTTAAAACCTGTAAAAATGGAATTTATTATGATGTTGGGGAGCCAGAAATAAATTTTATAGATAAATACTTTACAATTGATATAGTAGATAATGGTATTCAAATTCTACAAAAAACTTGGGATAATTTATATAAAAAAGCAATGGAACCGATGCGTGTTTATCTAAAAGATAACAAAGATGAAATGTTAAAGCAACTTAATCAAAAATTATATGATGAAGTCGCGGATAAATATGCAGAAGGTAGTATTAGCCGCTGGGAAATGGACAGCATCTCATTTTACTATCATGACCATGAATTAAAAAACGCTGCAAAGTATTATGATGATTTCTTTTCACTTAGTGATGAGCCAGAAATTGAATATAGCTTTGTTAGTAATAGCGGCCAAGAAGTAAAGATATATAAATTATTTAAGATTATTGGTACAGTCATTGATAAAGATAAAGTTAGAAATACAGTCACATTATTAACTCCCACAGGAGTAGTAAATGTTAAGATATATAAAAATCAATATGCGCTTTATGATAAACAGATAAGCGAGCGCGGAGTAGATGGGAAAAAGCATGTCCTTGAAAAAAGCTGGTTCGCGCGCGGAACAAAATTAATGGTACAAGGAATTAAAAGAGGACAGGACTTCATTCCAAAAAAGAAAAAGCAATCTATTTATCCTATTATTTCAAAAATTATTGATGTGGATGATAATGGGAATTTAACATTGCAATATGAACGTATTGAAGGCGGAGAATTATGATAGGATTATTAGATTATGATTATGCTTCTTCTAAAAAGATTAATTTTCTTGTACCGAATTTAGAGATAATGAAATTAGCGACTTACTACAAAACCGAAGAAAATCGGTTTTGTAGGTTGCTATCTTTAGATGAAACCGATTTATCTAATTATGAAAAAATTTACTTTTTCAGTGAAAGTCATTATCCGCCAGAAGTACCAGAAGCGTTTAGGCGTGCACCACAAGTAATTTATGGCGGAACTGCTTTTACAAAAGGAAAATATATACCATTTGAAAATGAAATTATTGATTTCACAATACCTCGCCCTATAATTTATAAAGAATCATTAAAAAATAAATATGACGATGGAATTAAAGCAAAAGTTATTTCACAAATGTTAGATAGTAGCTATTATAGATGTTATGCTAATGAACAATTACCAATTCCACCAATTATTCCTAAAAAGCGTGTTCTTCTTTATGATAGAGAATTTTTCTATCCAAATTGGCGCGAAATATTAGATGAAATTGGCAAAAGAAAACCATCATCTATAATTAGAATACATCCAATTATTTGTCATAAATTATCTGAATTTTTTGAAGCGCGAAATTATCCAAAATTAAAGCGTGAAAATGATTTTATACTAGATTTAAACATCCCATTAGACGAAGTCTATTACATGATAAATAAATATAAAAACTATCTTTTAGCTGATATTACAAAGTATTCTCGTGTATATTTACAACTTGGTGGCACTTATCCAACAAGTTTTCAATACTTCAAAGACATGATTTATAAATTAAATTTGCTTTATTGTTTTTGGAGTTGCGGAATTATTATAAAAATACGATATGAGCCGCCGCTTATTGGATATAAAAATCCAGTTGGCGAATTATCACAAAAAATTGAAAGATGGTCTTATGTTCATATAAAAGGAAACACAAGTTGTTCTATTAATGAGCGTATAACTAGAAAGAAAAGAACAAATTGGGAAGATGAAAGAGATTTATTACTAAAATTTTATCCAACCGCAAAAGACTTATTTAATAGGTCATTTGAAACTATCGTGAAAGGAGGCCGTTGGAGAATATGAATATTGATGATATTATTAGAGCCCATGGTGAATTAGATAGAGAGTTACGCATGGCTCTAGCTACTATGGAGCGAAGCAATAAAATTGAAGAAATTAGAAATAAAATTAAAGATAATCAAGCGCATTGCCCGCATGTAAGCAATAAATATAATTGGGCTATTACTAATGGAACTTGTCCATATTGTGGCTTTGTATTAGACCCAAATGGGAGGTCCTATTAATGTTAAAAGTAATTAAAAGAAATGGTGCAGAAGTAGAATTTCAAAAAGAAAAAATCTCCACTGCAATAGCTAAAGCATATCATGATGTATATGGTGAATCCGTAGAAATTCCACTATATTGTTTTGATATTGCTTATGATATAGAGGCCATTGCCACGCAAACAGCACTTGATAGCAACAAATGGCTTACAGTAGAAGAAATTCAAGAATTAGTAGAAGATCATTTAACTGCTTATGATAGGCTAGTTGAAAAGACATATATTCGTTATAGATATAAGCGTGGTGTAATGCGCGCTTGCTCTGATGAATTTATTCGCGCGATTAGTGAGAAGCTACGCGCGAGCAACGTACAAAATCAAAATGCAAATGTAGATGAACATTCATTTGGAGGTCGTGTTGGTGAAGCATCCGATGAAATGATGAAACAATATGCGCTTGATTTTTGTATGTCTGACATGGCAAAGCAAAATCATTTAAATAATGAAATTTATATTCATGATTTAAGTGCGTATGCGGTTGGGATGCATAATTGCTTAACAATTCCATTTGATGATTTACTTGCCAATGGATTTAATACACGACAAACTGATGTGCGACCAGCAAATAGTATTAATACTGCTTTTCAGCTTGTTGCTGTTATTTTCCAACTTCAATCATTAATGCAATTTGGTGGTGTTTCCGCAAGTCATCTTGATTGGACTATGGTGCCTTATGTGAGAAAGAGTTTTTGGAAGCATTATAAGGATGGTTTAAAATATTTTGATAACATGGAACCCATAATGGTAGATGAAGAAAATAATCCTATTAATTTAGACACTTTAGACTGGTCTGGTCCAAAAATTGGAATTGAAAAAGAACGTTATGGTTCAGAAAAAGCTTATAATTATGCTATGGAAATGACAGAACGTGAACTTCAACAAGCAGTAGAAGGAATGTACCACAATCTCAATACACTTCAATCACGCAGCGGCAATCAGCTACCCTTTACCTCTATCAATTATGGCACTTGTACCCTACCAGAAGGCCGCATGGTAACAAGGGCATTATTAGAAGGTTCTATTAAGGGCGTAGGAAAATTACATAAAACTCCTATTTTCCCCTGCGGTATTTTCCAATGTATGAAAGAAGTTAATCGCGCGCCCGGCGACCCAAATTATGATCTTTTCCAGTTAGCATTAGAATCTACTGCAAAGCGCATTTATCCTAATTACTGTAATGTTGATTGGTCTATAAATGCTGGATATGATAAGAATGATCCACGCACTTATGTATCTACAATGGGGTGCAGGACGTACAATGGCGCGGATATAAACGCAGAAGAAGGAACTAATCCTCAAACTAAAGATGGGCGTGGTAATCTTTGTCCAGTAACTATTATTATGCCTACACTTGCAATGGAAGCTAAAATAATGGCTGAAAAAAGTAATGCTGATACAATAGACTTTTTTATGGTTTTATTAAATCAAAAAATTCACGAAGCAAAAGATATGCTTATTGAACGTTTTGATTGGATTTGTAGCCAAGATGCTTCTTCTGCTAAATTTATGTATGAAAATCATACAATGCTTGGTTATCATCCAGAAGAAGGTATTCGTTCTGCCTTAAAGCATGGCACATTAGTTATTGGTCAATTAGGACTCGCGGAAACCCTTCAAATTTTAATTGGTTGTGATCATACTACTGAAAAAGGTATGGAATTAGCAAAACGTATTGAACAACTTTTTAAAGATAGATGTGCTGAATTTAAAAAAGAATATAAATTAAATTTTGGTGTTTATTATACTCCTGCCGAAAATCTTTGCTACACAGCTATGAAGAAGTTTCAAAAGAAATATGGCGAAATTGAGAAAGTTTCTGATCATGAATATTTTACAAATAGTATGCATGTACCAGTATGGGATGAAATTTCAGTATTTGATAAAATTGATATTGAAGCACAACTTACTGGCTACTCTAATGCTGGATGTATTACTTATGTAGAATTACCATCTGGTGTAAAAAATAATCTTGAAGCACTTGAAACTATTGTTAATTATGCAATGGATCATGACATACCTTATTTCGCAGTTAATGTGCCGCTTGATACATGTATGGACTGTGGCTATGCTGATGAAATTAATGATACATGTCCACAGTGCGGTAGTCACAATATTCAGCATTTACGTCGTGTAACAGGGTACTTAACAGGCGATTACAAAACTGCATTTAACTGGGGCAAACAAAAAGAAACTGAAGATCGCGTGAAGCATGTTCATTGAGGGAATATTATGAATATTTTTGACAATTATTTTTGTAATATTACTAAATTGCCTTGTTGTGGATGTTCTTTTTATTGTGAACATCGCAGTAAGAAGGAGGCAAAAATAAATGAGTAAGATAGCAGGAATTTATTGGGATGATACCGCGGCCGCACCTGGTATCTCCCTATCAGTATATTTTTCTGGATGTCACTTCCATTGCCCCGGTTGCCATAATCCAGAAGCACAAGATTTTGAATATGGAGAAGATTTTACACCAGAACTATTATGTGAAATCTTAACCAAATTAAGAAAAAATGGTGTAGAACGTAGGCTATCAATTTTAGGCGGAGAACCATTAAATAAAGAAAATCGTAAAGCAACTTATGATTTAGTTAGCATCTGCCGCAAAATCTATCCAAAAATTAAAATTTATATTTGGACAGGTTATACAATTGAAGAACTTTTTGAAGAACAAGATGATATAATTAATATGATTTTAAAACATATTGATTGTCTTATTGATGGACGTTTTGAACAAGATAAACGAGACGTAACACTACCGCTTCGCGGCTCAAGTAATCAAAGGGTGATTTACTTAAATGAAAAAGAAAATTAGTTTAATCCTATCTATACTTCTATTTTTAACTGCTGTAACTAATTTTACACTTCTTTCTAATAATAAAAGTGCAGCCATATTTATTATTCTTTACTGGTTACTTAATTCTATTAAACTTGGAATGGATATAAAGAAATGAGCGGGCATTTGCCCGCTCTTATTTTTATATACTTGACTTTTTTTCAAACCTATGTTATAATTATTAAAAGTAAAGGAGTGGTTGTGATGTAGATGCTGCATTGGATATTAGGCGGAATTATAGGTATATTAATCATCTGTCTAATTGTAATTTCAAATCGTAAAATACAAGAAGAACATGATTTGAAATTACAAGTAGAACGATTGCGCTACCAAAAAGATGATTTAGTAAAAGATATTGGTGAACAAAGAAAACTTATTGAAGAATATACAGATAAAATAGTTGAATTACAAAATAAGTATAGACAAGAATTAAATAAAAAAACAGAAGATTTAAATCTTTATTTTGAAAATCAAAAAACATTGCGTCAATCAGAACTAGATTCTGATTTTGAAAGGCAAAAAAGAGAGCGGCAAGAAACTCTTGATTTAAATATGCGGCAAATGACGCGACAGGCGCAAGAACAAGTAAATAAAGCTGAAATAGAAGCAAAAAATGAGATTGAAAGATGGAAAAAAGCAGAACAAGATATTGCCGCGGTCGTAACACTGCAAGAAGAACGTTATGAAGCATTGCTTGCTCCACTTCAACAATATGAAAAAGAACAACAAGAACGATTATTTTATACAATACAAGTTCCTGATGAATATAAAGAAGATATAAATTTCCTCGTTACAACTGTTTCACAAAAAGTTCAACATCCAGATGTTATAAATAAATTAGTTTGGGCTGAATATGTTAAACCATATATAGATGAAACTTTTAAACGAGTTAATATAGAAGATAAACCCGGTATTTATAAAATAACTAACATAAAAAATGGTAAAAGTTATATTGGTAAAAGTACAAATGTTAAAAAACGATTAACTGATCATTTTAAATCCTCTATCGGAATTAAAACAATCGCGGATCAAGCAGTACACCATGAAATATGGAAAACTGGTTTCTGGAATTGGACGATTGAAGTTATTATTTACTGTGATAAGGAACAGTTAAACGAATTAGAAAAATATTATATAAACTTTTTTAAAACCAATACTTATGGTTATAATAAAACTGGTGGAGGAGAAGGATAATGAGTGATAAAACTAATAATAAAGTTTTTGTTACTGGGCTAACTACTGAAGAGACAGAACCTGTTAATTTAGAAGAAATAGAAACCACAGTAGCGGAATCAATTGAAAATGCCAATTATAAACCACGTAATCGCGCGGAACGCCGGAAAATTGCAAAGAAATTAGGTAAACGCGGCCGCGCAAATATTGGAACAATATCTGAAACAGCTAAAAAGCTTTCATATATAAATTTAATTCAAGATTTAAGAGAACTTAATGAGAAAAAGGAGAATGAAGAAAATGAAGATGCTATTAAAGACAACTGATGTATTCCGTGTAGCAGATGAAGAAGAAGCTGTACGCCTAATTGAAGAATATAAAAATAATGCCTCTATTGAAGATTTTTCTCTTACGAAGTCTGGTTATGTTTTAAAGAACAAGAAATCTAAAGGAGAAATTATTGATAGTTGGGCGATTGTAACAGTTGAAAGAACTTTTAATGATTAAAAGAGGTAATAAATATGGAAGATACAAATATTATTATGCAAACTTTTGAAGAAAACGAAAATTTAAAACCACTTGCTGAACTTATTAACCAAATCATGGAAATGTCAGATGATGCCCTAAATGTTGAATCAACAAAAATTATCAGCGGTATGATTGCAAGTGCTTTTACTGAAGAAGTTGAAAAAGCTGCTATTGACAGCATTGTAAATAATTTTGAAGGACTACAATTTACCAAAGAGCAGGCAGCAGAAACAATTGCTAATGTTGAAGCAGAATTTGCTAATTTGGTTGATAGTCTAAATCCATCAGTTTATAAGAGACAAATTTTAAATGATATAGTAAATGAGTTTAATAAAATTTTTGATGCTTCTGTTGATAAGTATCATAATTATAATATTGATTTACTAATTAAGTTAGATGATGGTGCGCAAGTTCCAACATACGCACATGATACCGATGCTTGCGCCGACTTATATGCCGCAGATGATATGGATATTCCACCACATAGTTTTCATAATATGGTTAGAACTGGCGTTCATATTGCTTTACCAGAAGGCTGGATGGCAATGATTTTCCCGCGTTCTAGCATGGGTTCAAAAACAGAATTACGTCTAAGCAACAGCGTAGGTATTATTGATAGTGAGTATCGCGGCCAGCTAGGAGTTTTGTATGACAACCTTTCTGATTCTGCCTATACTATTAAAACAGGAGACCGTGTAGCACAAATACTTGTAATGCCTTCTTATCGTTTTAAGGCAACAGTTGTTGATAATCTTCCTAAAACCGCTCGTGGCGAAGGTGGATTTGGTTCTACCGGTAAGTAATATATGGCAATAAATTACTATTCAGTATTAAACCACCTAACAGAAGAAGGCTGGAAACTGATTAGTGATAGTTACAAAAATTTAAATACAGAATTAGAAATGAAGTGTCCAGAAGGTCACACACAATTTATAACTTATGGGCAATGGCGTAAAAATCCAGTATGTGAAAAATGTCTCGCGGGCGACCCTTATAAGGTAAAAAAAAATAAAGTGCCAATTAAAAAAATTGACACTTATAGAATTTTGGCACTTGATGCCGCGACTAAAATTACTGGTTATGCTATTTATGATGATAATACATTAGTGAGTTATGGAGTTTATAAAGCAGATGAAGGATTAGATGCCGCAGACCGCATCAATGAAGTAAAACATTGGCTTATTGCTGCGATTAATGCTTGGCAACCTGACTTTATTGGGATTGAAAATATCCAATTACAAAGTTATAGTTCTAATTCTTCTCAAATGCAAGTTAAAACATTCCAAACGCTTGCTAATTTACAAGGCGTTTTAATTGATGCTATTTTTGAGCATCATATACCATATGATTTAGTCTATTCAAGTGAATGGAGAAAATATTGCGGTGTTGGAGATGGAAAAGGCCGCGAAAATAAGAAGCGTCAAGCACAAGATAAAGTAGAATTATGGTATAATCAAAAATGTACGCAAGATGAGGCTGACGCTATTTGCATAGGAAAATATTTATGTAATTATATAAAAAGTAAAAATTCCAGTTGGGGAGAAGATATATGATTAAAGTTACAATTGAAGAAATTTTAAATGCTATCCCCGCATTAAAAATGTTAAAAGAACAACCTGTTAACGGTATAATTGCTTTTAAAATTGCACGAATTTTACGCGAAGTAAACAAAGAAGTTGAATTATTTGAGCAAGAGCGGCAAAAATTAATTGAAGCATTTTGTTATCGTGATGAAAACGGGAGACCCATTATTAAAGATAATAATATTAAAATTGATCCAAAATTTATAAATGAATTTAATAATAAAATTAAAGAAATGCTTACTAATGAAATAGAAATTAATGCCACACAATTGCCGCTTAATATTTTAGAAAATGTCACTTTAACCGCGGAACAAGTTTTTAGTTTAGAAAAATTTTTTGAAGAATAAAAAAATAAAGGGCTTTGCAGCCCTTTATTTTTTTTACCCTATTCTTAACCAAATATAACATGTAATATATGGTGGTAAGTTATTATGTGGTTGTCCACCACCTGTATTTAAAATAGATGGAGAATCAGTGGTAGTACCTGCAGTACCCGGATCAATATACCAGTTGCCTGAAGTACCTGCAGCTACAACTTTATTACGATAAGAAAGTTGATGCTTATGGCTTGGCATTTCATTAACAGTCAAAGTATGTTTTGCTTCGCCGCCAGTTTTTTCACTTTCATCAAATAATTCTAATATGTCTATATCTGGTTCATCACCCGTAAGAGAATGAACTACACCAATAAGAGTTTTACCTTCTGCAAAAGGTTCCCAAATACCACCAAAATATGTACTTGGATTTACATTATAAATAGACATATAAATTGAGCCAACAGGAAAGATTTCTACTTTACCGTAAAAATGTGTAGTATACTCTTTACTTACTTCAAATTTAGGCGCGCTTAAAGTTCCAGTACTTTCCATACCAATGCTTACACCAGAAGTTTCAACATTAAATAAAGTTTTACTATCTAGTAAATGAGCAAATGATATATCTTGAAAAGTTTCAAATCTATAAGCAGAATAAACATTGGCATTATATAAACCTTCTTCTATACTTATTGATCCAGTAACTAAATTACTATAATAATCTTCATACGGATCTCCATTTTCATCACATAATTGATATCTTACAAAAGAATATCCTTCTAAATTATAAAGATTACTATACATATGTGGTAAATAATACATAGTTGGAGTAATATCATAAATTTTAATTCGTTTTGTTGTTTCATTTCCATTAATAATATATCTTTCTCCACTTGTATCATATAAAGATAAAATATGAGTTTCTGTTTTATCGCTTTTTACTGTAGCTATATCAATAAAATTACTATCATATTTTATACTTCCTTCAACTTCTACGTCTTGCCAATCATTATACCAGGCTTCTATCATATTAGTATCACAAATTTTGACCATTATTTTAGATTCTCTTTGATATTTCCCTAATGGATTATTAATTGTTATATCTATCATATAATTTCTGCCATTAACAGAATAAATTTCATTATTTTCTATAATTTCATATGGATATAAAAAGCCATTAACTACACCAAAATTTTCTTTTAAATAAGGGATTATTTCAAAAGGCCCCGCAATAATTTCATTTAATACAACACTACCATAATAAAGTGTTAAAACACGTTCTGTGGCTTGAGAAGATAATTTATAACCATAAAAATCATCTTGCGATACATCCATCATAGTACTGAATATAAAATAAGTAGTATTTGCCTCTAATGCACATTCCCTTATATCAAAAGCATAATCAGTTTCCCCATTAGTAATGGTAAGATTACCAGTATTTAAAAGCCGACGTTCATGCGCATCAGAAATTAAATTACTATTATTTACTTCAATATCATATTCTAATTCCATATTTTCACGAAGTACTCTTTTATTATTAATATAATCATAATATTCTAATTTTAATTTAGTAGGACTAGTAGATGGAATTTTATAAATCATTATATAGCTTACTATTTCTCCATTTGGAGTAATAGCATAAGCAGGCAATCCACCATAAGCCGTTATT